TTATATGGCAACCATACAAGGAACAACGCCGACGATAACATTCAACTTGCCTTTCGACGTAAGCACGATACAGAACCTCGAAGTGTACTTTGCACAGAACGATGAACTGCTCGTCACGAAAGGGTACAACGACTGCGTTCTTTCGGGCACAACGCTCAGTGTAACGCTGAAGCAGAAAGACACCCTGCGGCTCGATGATGAAGAAAAGCTTCAGATGCAAGTGCGCTTCAGATTCACAGACGGCTCTGTCGATGCAACAAAGATAATCAAGGGCAAAATCGAAGACTTATTGGCAGACACCGTCTTGAGTGCAGAGAGAAGCCCTGCGGATACAGAGGTGGAATGATATGGCTATTGACGTAACAGTAAGCGGTCTCAATACCGAAGTAATCGTAACAAGAGAAGAAATAGAAAGTATCGACCCTGAATTCCTTCTTGCCCTTCGGGGCGAGAAGGGTGACAAGGGCGACAGTGGCGAAGACGGGGCTGACGGGCAGGACGGAGTCGGCATCACAAGCATAACGCAGAACCAAGACGGCACACTGTCCATCAACCTCGATGACGGCACATCGTATGTGACCGAGCCACTCAAGGGTGCTGACGGATATACACCAATCAAAGGCGTTGATTACTTTGACGGCACGAATGGTCAGGACGGCAAAGACGGAGCAGACGGATACACCCCTGTCAAGGGCGTGGACTACTTCGATGGTACGAACGGCAGAAACGGAGTCGATGGATACACTCCCGTCAAGGGAGTCGATTACTTCGATGGCGCGAAAGGCGAGACGGGTGCTACGGGCAACGGAATCGCATCAGCCGTACTGAATGCCGACTACACGCTGACACTCACATTCACAGACGGCACTTCGTACACGACCTCAAGCATCAGAGGCGAGAAGGGCGAGAAAGGTGAGAAGGGCGATGCGGGCGAGGTAGACACCGCTATGAGCGGAAGTTCGGCTCTCCCCGTACAGAACAAGGTCATCAAAGCATATGTCGATGGTGGGCTGTCAACAAAGGCAGACGCATCAAGCGTACCAAGAAAGGTTAGTGACCTTACAAACGATGCGGGTTACATAACTGGATACACAGAGACAGACCCTACCGTCCCATCGTGGGCGAAAGCATCAAGCAAACCGACCTACACAGCGAGTGAAGTCGGTGCGCTTCCGTCATCGACATCCATTCCAAGCAAGGTCAGTGACCTTACTAACGACAGCGGATTCATTAACGGCAATGTGGGTGGTATGTTCTACGGCACTTGCTCGACAGCCGCAGGAACGGTGGCGAAGGTAGTTGAGTGCGATGCGTTCACGGCTGACAACCTCAAAGCAGGCACGATCATAATCGTCACGTTCACAGCAACAAACAGCGGTGCGGTAGCGAACCTCACGATGAACGTGAACGGTACGGGAGCGAAGCACATCAAGTACATCAATAACGGCTCACTCGGCAATCTTTCATCGGCAGGATACATCAAAGCGAATACGGAGTATCCATTCTACTACGATGGAGCGAACTGGGTATGTTGGTTCAACGTCAACACCACCTATTCGGCTCTGTCCGAAGCAGATATGCACGCAGGTACAGCTACAACGGCAAGGCTTATAACAGCACAGAGGTTGAAACAGGCAGTGGAGTATCATGCTCCTGTGACATCGGTGAACGGAAACACAGGTGCGGTGACTATCAGCGTGCCAACAAAAACGAGTGACCTAACTAATGATGGCGATGGAACAAGTGACTTTGTTACTGGCAATGATGTAACCGACCTTGTCGGCTTGTCGCTTCTAACGCCTCACTTTTGTGCTACAGATGCTACAACTCGAGCCGTATTGCAACAAGCGTTTGGGGCATCAGCCGAGATTGTAGTCCCATCAGACATCACATCAACAGCACCACTTTTGTCGAAATTAGAGCCTCGCACTTGGTTCGCTTGGATGAATGGAGCGGAATTGGAATTCGCAAGGCTGTCTGTTAGCGTCAACACAGGAACGAACGCTATCACGCTCTATCTGCGTGGCAGGACATCCATAGCAACAGGCATTATGGGCGTTGATTCTTCGTGGACGGTTACACCGCTCGCAAGTGACGCAGAGGGGGTGGCTTACTAATGGCAAGGGTACTCATAAACGAGAGCAATCTTGAGAACATAGCTGACGCTATCAGAGCAAAGAACGGCTCGTCCGACACTTATCTTCCGTCACAAATGGCAACGGCTATCAGCAACATCAGCGCAGGTCTTGACATTGTAAAGCTGACAGCAACTGTGAGTGCCGATACCACAGGAACGATAACGCTCATTACAGACCCACAGCTAAAGAAAGCAAGGAACGCATCGAACGGGTTTGTGCTTATGCGTTACCTCGGAGTAGGGGCATCGACAGCAGAGCTGATGTTTTGGTTCACAGCCAACTTCACGATAGGCTACAGCGGTTCAACAGCATATAACAGTTTAGTCTTGAGGGCAACAGCATCAACTATCAATGCGAACTACAACACAAATGGTCTTGCAGGAAACAACTACAACGGGCATATAAACATCAATGCGAACGGAGCAATGATTCTCATGAACAACGCTACTTATCCGCTCAAAGCGGGGAATTATGAAATACTCGCAGGATTATGGGAATAGAACAGGTCTGTTATGGGAATATGGTGACTCGGAAACAAGGCAAGAAAACAGAAAGGAGAGCGCATGTTATCGGCAAAAAAACTTATTTACAAAATCCTTGAGCGTCCACACGTTGTAGAACACGGCACAAGTGGCACTTGGATGTATCGCAAGTGGTCTGACGGAAGAGCAGAAGCATGGGGGCATAAAAACCAAGCACAATACGCAATCACCGTAACATACGGATATGGCTATTATGGTGCTTTGATCAGTTTTTCATTTCCAACTGGCGTGTTCACGAATGTTAGAGGGGTACAAGTCACACCTATGGACGCTTCTGGAACTTGGACAGGCATCAATTCCGTCACAAATGAGTATGTTTCGTGGTATCCGTTCTGTGCAAAGAGTGGTACTTACAGCGTAAGCTACGAAGTCTACGTAGATGGAAGATGGAAATAAGAAACTAAAATCTCAAATCAGAATCTAAAATTTAAAATCAAGATTTGAAAACTGAAAGGAAACTCAAATGAACAACGGAACAATAATCAGAACTGTCCTTGTCATAGCTACTTGCTTTAACACGGCACTTATGGCGACCGATGTTGCACAGTTCAACAATCCGAAACTGAATCTCATTTACAGGATTCTGTCCGTGATTGCCAACTTCATCATTGTTTTCTGTGCTACCTACTTCAACAACGACTACACGGAGCAAGGAGCAGAGGGTACGGGATACACACGGCAACTCAAGGCAGAAGCCAAAGGAGAGGAGATAGGAGTCAACGTAGACGGACTCGACTATCTTGAGGATGGTGATGAGGATGAATAGCACTTGCTACAAACAGTACGACACAAGATGGGCGAGTCTTCCTTATCCTAAAAAGCCGTGGCTCATACGCAACTGTGGCTGTGGTGAGGTCAGTATCTGCAATGCCATCATAGACATGAAGCAGTACGCAAACGAGACGCCTAAAACCATTCAGCCGTATATGCGACAGTTCGCAGAGTCAAGGGGCAACGGAACGTATCACTACGGCATCCCAACTGCGATGAAGCATTTCGGCATGACAGAGGTAGCAGAACACGCAACCATGTCAAAGCTGTGGGCAGAACTCCGCAAGGGTGGCAGGGATGCCGTCCTGCTGATGGGTTCGAGGAGCGCAGGAAGCAAAGGTGTCAAGTGGACGGGGTGCGGTCACTTTGTCGAAATCAGCGGATACAAGGAAGAGGGTGGCAAGCATTGGGTCTATGTCAAGGACTCTGCATCCACATCCTCATACCGCAATGGATGGATTACTTACGAGGATAACATCCGTGGTGCTTGTCTCAAATGTTGGAGCGGTAAGCTGAACGGCTCACTCTCAACAGCCACAGCACCGACAGCCGTAGCGACTCCTGACGGAAAGCTGACCATTGACGGAGTAGGTGGCATATCCACTGTCAAGGCAACGCAGAGATTCTTCGGCACTACTGTAGACGGCGTTATCAGCGGTCAGAATCAGAGTCTTGCTAAATGGTATCCTGCACTCAAGTCTGTCAAGTACGGCAAAGGCGGTTCTGTATGCGTCCGTAAGTTGCAGAAATGGCTCGGCATCAAAGAGGACGGCATATGGGGCAAAGGCACTTCAACAGCGTTACAGAAAAAGTTAGGTGTACCCGCAGACGGAAAATTCGGCAAGCAATCAATGTCTGCTTGGCAGAAGTATCTGAACAGCCACGATAAAGCTGACTATCCGACACCGACACCGACACCGACACCGACACCAACGCCAACACCGACACTGTTTGTTACGCCTACGCCAACACCGACGGAGACTCCAACCGGGACTCCAGAAGTAACGCCGACACCTACGCCAACCCCGACCCCCACACCTACGCCGACACCCACGTTTACACCGGTGATCCCGCCGGCGTGACACGCCGGATGGCAGGAAGTCAGGGCCATCGCCTGTGTACCGGCGCATGAGGCATGGTAAGAATGCCGGATTCAGCATACGGAACGAAACGGGTTAACCATAAACAGAACAACAGCTTCCTGCAGGACAGCAGC